CATATGGACAACTAACATTGATCAAAAATTACAAATTTTAGAACAGATAGTAGTGTTGTTTAATCCTGCAATTGAATTACAAACTACTAGCAACTATCTAGATTGGACTAGTTTGACCACACTAGAGTTGATGGAAATTAATTATACTAATCAAACTATTCCAACAGGCGACCAAGATTTAGAAGTTGCCAGTTTGAAATTTATGGCTCCTATTTGGTTGAGCCCGCCTGCAAAAGTCAAACGTCAAGGCGTTATTACAAGCATCATTGCTAGAGTATTTGATGAAGAAGGAAATATTACCAACGACCTATTAGCAGGTAGTATGATCAGTAGACAAGTGATCACGCTGTACGGCTATGGAGTAATGATTACTAATAATTCTTCTAGTGGTAGTCCACAATATATTGCCAAACTGCTTGGTAACGTTGAAGGTGTTACTAACACATTTGATACACAAATTTCTAAACTAGGACAAAATATTAATTGGAGAGAAATTTTAGAACGCTATCCAGGAAAATTTGTTGCTGGCTACAGTAAGTTACAATTGACCAAAGCAGATGGAAAAATTGCCACTGCTACATTGAGTTTGGATTCTGCTGACGAAACAATAATGCATCTAACCTTTGATAATCAAAGTCTTCCAACTAATACATTGATTGCAGGTGCTGGAGCAGTAACAGCCGCAAGAGGCACAGTGGATGCGATCGTAGATCCTACTCGTCCACTACCAGCATCTAAAACAGTAGACATGAGATTTTTAATCTTAGAAGAAATTAATCCTGCAAGTATTGTAGATTTTGCAGACAGTGTTCCATATTTTAGAAATGCAAATGGAACTACATTTTTAAGAGCCAATGCTAATGATGTAATTCAATGGGATGGCACAACTTGGCACGTTATTTTCAATAGTGGTGCGCAAAATGGCCCAACGTTCATAACTAATGCTTATACAGGTATTCAATACAAATGGGACGGAGAAACATGGACCAAGAGTATGGAAGGAACCTTTGATAACGGAAGTTGGCAAATTATTTTATGAACGATATAGTCTGTAGTGGAGCACTTTTCTATGCCAAATCAACCAAGAGATTTTTATTCTTGCTTCGCAATGGCGGCAGGACTAGCGGTACTTGGGGCATTGTGGGCGGGAAACAAGAAGATACAGACGCCAATAATTTTGAAGCTTTGAAGAGAGAAATTGTTGAAGAAATTGGGGTAATGCCTGATGTAAAAAAGACAATTCCCTTAGAGCTATTTGTGAGTAAGGACGACAAGTTCTTTTATCACACATATCTAATGATTATAGAAGACGAATTTATCCCCAAGCTCAACGGCGAGCACAAAGGTTGGTGCTGGTCAGAGATGGATCATTCGCCCAAACCATTGCATCAAGGGCTAAAAAGTAGCTTTTCTAATAAGATTATTAGAACCAAACTAGAAACAGTATTTGACTTAATCAACATCATTTGACCTTTTAAGTATTGGTTTGAAAGTTGGTAAATAGTACTATTAAGAGGATTTAAATGAGATGACGCCGCTACGTTCAATTAGACTAGTCCCAAACGACAGCGATTTTTTAGACAGTAGATTCAACAATGGGGATCTGTACTACGATGCAGATCAAAAAACATTGGTGCTTTATGACGGCTTAATCAAGGGCGGAATTCCACTTTTACGTGCAGATTTGACTAACGCTAAAAGCGGGCTAGGAGTAGCAGTAGCACAAGTTCCACCATCAAACAGTCGTAGCGGCAGTTTGTGGTTTAATACTAATACTGGCGTTTTGTATGTCTATGTAGATGACGGTGACAGCAATCAATGGGTACAACCTGCAATGCCACAGTTTGGGCAAGCAGGGGGTGGCGCAGGTGGCGGTGGAGGAGCAACAGCACTAACACAGCTTACTGATGTTAGCGTAGTAGGTAGTCCGTCAGTTGGACAAGTATTAAAGTGGAATGGTGCTTTTTGGACTAACAGTGCTGATTTACAAGGCAGTAGTGCCGTTGATACTACCTTAACACCAAAAGTAACCTTTGTTGTTACCATAGTACCTCCTCAAGCTCCTGATATTGGCAACAAGTATAGAATTAATGGTGAGTACAAGCCGTCACCACTGATTTTACAACGAGGCTATACCTATGTGTTTGATCAAAGCGATGACACAAACGTATATTTTCCCAATGCTAATGGCACAACTCCAAACCCACACAATTTAAATTTTAGCGCAGATCAATTAAACGGCGAACGTGATGGTGGTACAGCCTTTGTGACCAATGTGGTCTACAAATTAGACGGTGTAGTCGTAACTAGACAAGTGTACAATGGCACTGCTTTTAATGGAGCTACTACTAGAACTGTGGAATTAACTGTTGGAAATAATTTTCCAACAACATTATACTACTGGTGCTACAACCATCGCAATATGGGTTCTAATATACAGTTTGTGAATCCAAGATTAATTAGTTTGTCAGATGTCGCAGTGTCTGGACCAACAAATGGTGAAGTTTTAAAATATGACGGGACACAATGGGTTAATGCTCCTGATTTAAGCGGAAGTTCAGCTAGCGATAGTTTTAGAACAATATCAATTGCAGGACAAGCAAGCGTTGTTGCAGATAGTCCAACAGATACTTTGACATTAGTTGCTGGTAGCAACATATCATTAACTTCAAATTCAACTGCTGACACTATCACTATTGCGGCGACCGTGCCTGCTCAAACAACATATACTTTTAATACACAACCAGCCGCTGGCGGTGTTAACGTAAGACTAGCTGGTAGTGACAATACAACCCAAAACGTTTTGTTTGAAGAAGGTGCTAACGTTAGTCTAACTAGAGTTGATGCAAATACAATCAGTATTAGTGCAAGTTTGTCTGGCTCAGGAGTTGCTACTTCATTTAGTACTATTGCAGTAAGTGGTCAGCCTAACGTAATTGCAGATTCTAGTGCAGATACATTGACATTAGTTGCAGGAACTAACATTTCTCTAATAACAGATGCTGCCACTGATACTATAACCATTAATAATACGCAAACTATTACACAACAAAATACGTTTGCTAACATTATTGTACAAGCACAACCCACAGTCACTGCTGACATACCAGCAGATAATTTAACATTTGTTGGTGCAGGTGGTATCACTATTACCACAAATGCAACCACTGACACTATTACCTTTACTGGTCCAACAATACCTACAGTACCTACAACATTAGATGATTTGTCTGATGTACAAATATCAGTGACGCCAACTGATGGACAAGTATTAAAATACAACGGTGCGCTAGCACAATGGGTACCAGGAACTGACAATGCTGGTGCAGGTGGTGCCGCAAGTAATAGTTTTGAAACAATCGCAGTTGCTGGACAGACTAGTGTAGTAGCTGATGGAACCACTGATACATTGACCTTAGTTGGTGCAGGCGGTATTACCATTACTACAAATGCAACTACTGATACTATAACGTTGACTGGTACAACGGGTGCAACCACTTTAGACGAACTAAGCGACGTAACAATTGGCGGTGTAGGTAATAATTTAAGTTTGGGTCAAGTACTATACTATGACGGTACTGGTTGGAAAAATTATCCAACATTCACCATGGATAGAATTGTATTGTCAGCGAGTACATCATTAGATGTAGTAAACAATAGTTTATTATCCTACACATTTACTAATTTTACAGGTACAACTGATAATCCAACTTTATATTTTAAAGCTGGTCAGACTATTGCATTTAATTTGAACACAATGCAAGGGACACATCCATTTGCAATTCTTGATCAAGCAGGTTCAAATTACAATTTAGGTCTAGTGCATATTACAAGAGATGGCACTGTATCAACAGGTGCTTCAGCTCAAGCAAAAATAAGTGGTACTTTATATTGGCAAATTCCTAGAGACACTGTAGGACGTTATCAGTATATTTGTACGTTGCACCCAGCAATGGTTGGAAACATTTATATTGAGCCTGCTAACGAAATTGACACTAGTGGTACTACTACTATTGATTGTAGAACAGCTAGGGCGTTCCATTTTAATCTATCTAGTACATCAGCAACTATAACATTAACGAATGTTATCCCTGGTGTAGAAACCAAACTGTATGTAACAGCAAGTGTGTCAGGTTCAAATACCACGCTAACTTTACAGGGCGGAACTAATGCAACAATGACTCCAACAACTAGCCAAACATTTACAATTTTACCACAAACAACAAAACATTATTCAATAATGGGAATTGGTGGTGCTGGTAATAACTCTTTCGTGGTAGGATATTAAAATGCAAATATTAGGAACATGGAAATATACAATAACTGAGAACGGCACACGACAGTCTGCTGATGGCACTATTAATTCCTTATACGATTTAACCTTGTTTAATACTGTAACCAATACAGCAATTAAAATGGATCAATTGACTAGAATATTTGAAAGAGAAGATTTCTTTCAAATGTTATGGGACGAGTCACAACATTCAATTAACGGCGGATATAACTGCTGTTTAGAAAATAGAGTGCATGTGGTAAATGTTGCGGATTTAGGAGAATAAGATGCCAGTTAATTTTCCACTAAGTCCAACACTAAATCAAACATATACTTCTGGTACAACAACCTGGGAATGGAATGGCACCACTTGGGATTTAAGACCAAATAACAGTCCTACTTTTTCATCAGTTACTTCTACCAGTGCTACTATTACTGGTCCTTTATCTGCAGGGTCGGTCACTACTCCTGGAATAAACACAGGAACTGTAAATGCTAGCGGAACAATCACTGCGCAAAGTTTTGTTGGTGATGGTAGTCAACTGACTAACTTGCCATTAGGTACAGGAAGTCCTGGACGTGTTGCTTACTATAATGCTCAAGGTATCACATCAGGAACTAGTGCCGCATTAACTTGGAATGATGCAACAGGAACACTTACAGCACAAAACCTAACAGTTACTGGCAGTTTAAATGCCAGTATTACAATTACCAGTTTGGGATTTGCACAAGGTGCGACAGTTAGTGAATTTAGTATTGACGGAACACTAGCAGGTAATAGTGATGCGGCAGTACCAACCGAAAAAGCAGTTAAAACTTATGTTGACACAGAAATTGGTAGTTTAGATTTAAGTGCTAGTGGAACAGTAAGTTCTGGTGTTGTTAATAGATTAGCCTATTATACTGCTACTGGAACAGTAGTTGATGACACATCATCTGATTTAACATGGGACCCAGCAACTAGCAAATTAACTGCTACAAATGCACAAGTTACTGGATTGTTTTCTACAGTGTCTAATGCAACAGTTGGTAACAATCTAGCTGTTTACAATGATATAACTGTAGGCAATGATTTAATAGTTAGTGGTAAGTTAAAAGTTAAAACACTATTTGATGACGCCACCGGCGCACTTAAATTTACCAGCGGTAGTGATTTTATTATTGATGCTCCTGGCGAGGTTAACGTTAGTGGCAGTAAAATTGTTAACGTAGCCAGTCCAACTGAAAGTACAGATGCTGTTAACAAAGCATACGTTGATGCGGCTAGTAGTCAATTTGCGGGTGGTGCAGTTCCAAACGCTATTCAAATTCAAGCGGTAACAGCCAGTACTAGTACGACAACTGGTGCCTTAATTGTTGGCGGTGGTATTGGTGTAGGTGGCGATGGATATTTTGGCGGCACAATTTATGTGGCGGGCAGTCCAGTATTGACCAGTGCTAGCGGTAGTTATAATGGTGGTACAATTACTGGAACATTGGTTGTTAACAACGTGACTCCTAGTACTAGTACAACCACTGGTGCCATACGTGTTGTTGGTGGTATGGGTGTTCAAGGTAACTTGAACGTTGGCGGAACATTTAAATCTGGCGGTATTGCTTTTGGTGCTGGCGGTCAAAACTATGATACCAACGTGGCCATTGGTGGTGGATCAGGAGTAAATGCTCCATTAGGTTCAAACATTGGTGGACAAAATAATATTGCAATTGGTTATAGTAACCAAGGTCAGCTTACTACTACTAACAATAACGTGTCTATTGGCTACAATGCCATGGGTGCTAAAACAGGTGGTGGTTCAAACGTTGCTATTGGTACTGATGTTCTTAAAGCTAATGAAGGATCAACTAACGTTGCGGTTGGTACATTTTCACAATCAGTTGGTGCGACTGGTGATCACAACACAAGTATAGGTTACAATAGTTTATTAAATGTGACTGGTATTCAGAATACCACAGTTGGAAGTGGCTCAGGTAGTGCAATCACTACTGGTAGTAACAACTTGATTCTAGGTATGTATGACGGCACAAGTATTGCCACATCCGACAATAATATTATTATTGCTGATGGACAAGGAAACATAAGAGCACAATGGGCAAGTACTGGTAAACTAACACATGCTGGCGCTATTGAAATAACAAACACTGATGCAAGCAGTTCAACAAGTACTGGAGCATTAATTGTAGACGGCGGCTTAGGAGTTGCTGGTGATGTGTACGCTACTGGGTTTTACGGTAGTGGTGCAAACTTAACTGGTGTAGTTGCGCAAACTTTTGCTGGTGGTAACGTTTCAGGAATTACTAATTTTACAAATAATACTGCAAGTTCTAGTACAAATACTGGTGCATTAACTGTCACTGGTGGTTTAGGTGTAGGCGGCGCAGTAAATTTTGGTAACGCATTAACTGCGTCTGGTACAATTTCGTTTACGCAAAATAGTGCGGCAACAAGTACTAGCACAGGCACATTGCGTGTTACTGGTGGTATGGGCGTGACTGGTAACATATATGCCAACGCTTTTTATGGAAATGGTGCTAACTTAACTGGAGTCACTTCTTCTACAGCCACAACTGCAACCAACGCAACAAACGTTGCATTAACAGCATCAAATACTAACAGTGCTTTCAAAGTTCCATTTGCTAATACAACTGTATCAACTACTGGCAACTATGGTCTATTACAAGACAGTGCGGCAGAATTTACATATAATCCAAATACAAACACGTTGACTGTTGGAACGTTATCGGGAACTGCTACAACTGCAACTCAATACAATGGCATTGTGCAAGCCACATATTCAGCAAGCATCAAAGCAGGCTTTAATGTTAGTGGTGGAGGAGCAATCACTGTCAATTCTACTGGAAGCGTATTATGGGCTACTAGATTTATTGTTATTTCCAACGGTTTTGGCGCAACATTCAGCACTGCTGGTTATTTTGATATTACCTGTCCTACCAGTGGCACTGTAACTGGTGTTGGTGGAGCGGCAAATAAAACAGCCACTGCGGCAGGAGTTCCACTAGCCGCATGGGAAGCATTGTATTATATTCTTCCAACAGGAAGTACTTTTACTAGTACGGCAGCAAACTTTAGAGTTGCTAGTTATACATCGGCATTAGAAGTGCCTCATACATGGATATTGTTGTGTGTACGTAATGGCGACGATGGTACATTTAATTTCTGCAATGGAGTAAGATTACGTTTATCAGAAAGTGCAACTGCATCGTTAAGTGGTTCTGCCTATCCACAATATAGTTCACTTGGAGTAGGCACAGCGGCTAGTTCTACTACTGGTGAAATCCGTGCTACAAACGAAATCACTGCATACTTTTCTTCAGACAGAAATCTAAAAGAAAATATTCAACCAATTGAAAATGCATTGGGAAAACTAAGACAAATTACTGGTGTTATGTTTGATTGGACTGACGAAGAAGTTGAACGTCGTGGAGGCGAAGATGATTACTTTGTGCGCAAACATGACACTGGTGTGATTGCACAAGATGTTGAAGTAGTACTACCAGAGGTAGTTGCCACACGTCCAGACGGACATAAAGCGGTCAAGTATGAAAAAATGGCTGGTTTAATTATTCAAGCAATTAATGAGCTAGCAGATCAAGTTGACGAAATTAAAAAGAAGTTAGGTTAACATGCCATTACCAGCAAACGGACAAATAGACTTTAGTGATATTAACGTAGAGCTAGGACTTACTGGCACTACCCAAATATCTTTAGGACAAGCATCTGTTAGAACTCTATATGGGGTTGGTGCGGGAGCCATACGATTGGCTGCTGATGGTTATGGAAAAAGTAATGCTATTGTGCCAGTTGGAGTTACAACTGCTGGTCCAGGAATTGTTTTTGATTTTGGGGCAACTAATCAATCCTTTACTACTACTAATGCTACTTTGACTGCATCTGGTTTAACATATTCAACTTTAGATGCCACAACAGTTGATCCCCAACTTAGAAGAACAAGTTTGAGTTTTGATGGTAGTAGATATCCATATGTTGAAGTTTCGTTACTTAGAACTGGAGGTACTGGTTGGGACGGTACATTCTACTACACAACTGGTGGTCATGGTGAGTCAAATTCCTTTAGAAACGTTTATACTCAACCAACATGGAACGGAGTTGACTACCAGTACATGATTATTGATAATAGAAATTTAACAGCTGGGGGTACTGACTGGACCAATAATACCATTACAGGTATTAGATTTGATTTTGGAGCTACAGCCACTGACGATTTTAGAATTGATTGGATGCAAATACGAGGAACCATATATCCAATTGCAGGATTATATCAATCATATCAACTGGGTTATCATAACGAAAACGTGAATTACATGACTGCCCCTACGGCAGAAGGTGCAACTAACGCAGTTAATTATCCGTCAATTGGTGATAACATCAGCTACCAATGGGTAGGATATTTCTTAGCACCAACAACTGGAATTTATAATTTTAGACTAGCATCTGATGATGGCAGTTATTTTTGGATTGGTAACAATGCCGTTAGTGGTTATACTACTGGCAATGCCAATGTGTTTGCCACATTTAATACTGGCACAGTTACAAGTGTTAATATGCAATTAACAGCTGGTACATACTACCCAGTTAGAGTATTATACGGAAACGGTGTAGGGGGTGCCTTCATAACATTTTCATTTAGTGGTCCAGGAATTGCCACAACAAGTGATGGTACTGGATACTTTTTCTACAACGCGGATACAACAGGAATTTAAAAATGAGTACAGAAGATACAAACAAAGCAGTTGTCACTCTACATAAAGGTGTAGACGTTGACGCATTTATTGAGGACATGGTCAGTGGCAAAAATCATAACGAATTCATGCCCAATAGACCTGTAGAATTATATAATGAAAAAATAGACAGCTTGCGTAATGTTGATTTTGTATTAACTAGGTTAGAAGCAGAAACATTAAAAGGCGATCCAAGAATTATTGATGTTAGATATGGAACAAAGCAAGAAAACAATATCTTTTTAAAACCTCATATATTAGAAGACTCTAGGGTTTACGACAAATCAATAACTGTGGACTCCTCACATTATAATTGGGCGTTTCCTGCTTGTGTCGCCGCAACAAATCCTTACACTACAACAACATTGAATTTTCAACATGCATATTCTTTAAGTGGAAATGGTGTTGATGTAGTAATCCAAGACAGTGGTATTGATCCTACTCATCCAGAATGGCTTAATTTAGAAGGCACAGCCTCTAGATTTCAACAGGTAAATTGGCCTGGAATTAGCGGATTAACTGGAACTTATACACAAGGTTCAAGTCATTATACTGACCAAGAAGGTCATGGAACACATTGTGCTGGAACTGTTGCAGGAAGATTATATGGTTGGGCTAAAGAAGCCAATATATATGCTATCAAAATATTTGATACTGATGCATTTGGTGTTAGTGCTAGCTTCAACATGATACGAGCTTGGCATCTAAGTAAGCCAGTAAATGCTCTTGATGGTGCAAGAAGACCTACAGTGGTCAATATGAGTTGGGGTTATTTTAATTCGTATACTAATATAAATGGCGGATCATATCGTGGTACTCCATGGACTGGATCCAGTATGGTCAGTGCTTATGGTATGATTCAAACATTATACAATAGAACTGGAGTAAGCCCAAACTTTGTTTATATTCACCCTGTTAGAGTTGCTTCTGTAGACGCTGATATTGCAGATTGTATAGATGCAGGGGTCATACTAGTAGGCTCTGCTGGAAACGATGCTCACAAAATAGATATACCTACAGGAACTGATTATAATAACAGCTATACCAGTACAGTTAACGGAACAATATATTATCATAGAGGTTCCACTCCTAGTTCAACTTCAGGCGTAATAAGTGTTGGTTCTGTAAAATCAGCTAATCCAGAAGGTAAAAGTTTTTTCAGTTGCTGTGGCCCAAGAGTAGACGTATTTGCTCCTGGAGAAAATATTATCAGTGCGGCAGCTGTTGGTTCCTTATTTGATTCAGGGTCAGTTGATTACCCAACAGATAGTAACTTTAAATCTGTCAAATCTAGCGGCACCAGTATGGCAGGTCCACAAGTTGCAGGCGTTGTTGCATGTATGTTACAAAGTAGAAAAAATTGGACTCCTGCAAAAGTTAGAACTTGGGTACAGACCATTGCCAGAACTGGTAGATTAAGTGATACTGGTGGAGGATACACAGACGTACAAAGTTTGCAATCTGCTCCTAATAGATTTTTACGTCAGCCATTTAATAGAAGCGTTGTGTATGAAGTAACCACAGAAGTAGGCTACACAAATCCTGCGCCAGTTGCATTTGGTGTGACTAATAACGGATCAGGAAATTATGTTTTTAGTGGCGGTATATCAGGTATTAATCCAACGCTTACATTAACTAGAGGTCAAAGATATGTATTCAATATTAACGCTGTAGGTCATCCTTTTTGGATCAAAACTACATTAACATTAGGCTCTGTTGATGCATATTACGGCGTAGGCAATAATGGAACAGAAAGTGGAACTATAACATTTGTTGTGCCTATGGATGCACCAAATACTCTATATTATAATTGCCAATATCATACCACAATGCGTGGCACGATAAACATTGTTAATTAAGCCATCCACTCCAGCCAACCAGTAACAATGTATTTTTCACCGCTTAGTGGAGGGTTTCCTCTATGTGTATGCGTGAACCCTGCGGGCCAAATTACCACTCTACCTTGTGTTGGACTAACTCGTTTGTGCTGATATAAAAATTCGGTCTCACCACCAATAGTAACAGTGTTAAGGTATAGCATAAATGCTATGACACGTGATGATGACAATCTTCCATCATTTTCGTAATGCCAAGGATGGTACCCGCCACCAATTGGGGTTTTTTGAACTCTAATACCAAGTGATCCGTGTTTGACCGATGTTGCTAACACACTGTATTTTTTTACATATTCTTCGTAGCATGGCCAAAATTTATCAAAAAATAATTTAAGAGTTGGATGAGTTTTGTCAACATAGAACTCATCTAGTTCCATAGGAAAACAAGTTTCATCTTGTTTTTCGTGGGCATGTCCGTCTTTTAAACTTTGGCGGTCAAATACTAAGTTTAATTTTTTCATCTCTTCAAAGTAGCGTATGATTTCATCACACTCTTCCTTGGTCAACGCTTGGTCGTATACCCCAATAAAATCGTTTTCAATCATATAAATCTAATCCTTGAACTGAGTTCTGATAATCCTTCTTGCTTAACAATAAATTTAGTCACAGAATCAACATGTACAGCAACAGGAGTTCTATTGGGAACTTCAAAACAAGTGCAGTAATAGCTTTGTAATTTTACTTTGTTATTAACAATGTCAATATTCATAGGAGTTGTTGGTAGTTCACCAAACATTTCTTTTTTACTACCCACAAACATTTTTTCTTCAATACCGTCTTTATAGAAGATAATAACATGGCGATCACTTAATAATGCATCTAACCATATTTGCAATTTACGTCTATCTTTTTGTACTTTTCTTGCAGTATATTCGTCTTTAACTTTCCTCTCAACAACAATATATGTTGCGAATTCTCCGTCATTGATTTCGTGTAGCATAATTATTTTCCATAAAAATGTTTATAATAAAATTCTTTAATCACATTTCTTTTGAGTTTAAAAGTGAAATTGTTAAAGAAATTTCTTTTTCGCAACCAACGCTTGTCATTGTCAGTTGCATCTCTACAAATTAGATTAAATTTATCTTCGCTAATTGGTATTAGGTGTGCTAAAGGCGTTCCTGCTTTGATTAATGTTTCGCCATCTTTAACATTCCAGTTTAATTGGACATTAATTTCAGAACTGACAGAAGGATCCAAAATACCAATATGACTATCAAATTCAAATGAATCAGGATATGCGATAGGTAGTACAATAAATTTGATTCCTTTTGGTGCAATCACATGCCAAGGTGTATTAAGTTTAATAATCTGTTTGATCGAAGTTGGTCGAGATGGAATAAGTTCACTTATTCTTTGTTGATGTGTACCAATAATATCTATACCGTTCATCAAATCTGCCAATTCTGAATGTGGAATAGTCCAAGCAAACCCTTGTTTATTTTGATCAGTTTTAATTACAAAATCGTGCCAAGCTGTAACTATATATCCATAGTTATACAAATCAAAAATTCCTGGGCATTGATAAAGATGACTAACTCTTTCGTTACTGTCATTTTTTTCCTTAATGTATTTTTCTCTAGCAACATTCGTCCAGGCTGGTAATGATTTTAATGCGGGAACAATTGGACAAACTTCTGAAACTCCCTCAACTGTTGAGAAGAAAATTATATCTTTCATTTTGGACCTATTGTAATATCAAATGTTAAGTTTATTCTTTCTTTATTTGAATAATTTGGATCAACTTCATGTGGAACCCAGGCAGGCCACATTACTAAATCTCGATCCTTTGGTGGATAAACAACGTCTGAAATATACGGAGCACCTGGGTTACATTCAGACAGTCCGTTTGCTGGATTAATTAGTCTAAGGGCTCCAGTATTTTCTGATTGCAAGTAGTACACCGCTGAAAAATGACTTTTGACATGTGCGTGTCTAGCATTTTTACTATGTGGTGCATTGATATTTGTCCAATAAAAATATGAAATTTTATTGTAATCTAAATTCTTATAGTCTAATTCATGTTTATATTCAAGAATAAATTCATCTAACAACTTTCTTAAACCTTGCAGTAACCATCCAATATTTTGATACTGTGTTTCAGTTCTCCAACAGTTCTCATTACTGTGAGGAGCAGGATTACTATTCATACTCTGAGCGAATCTAATTTGTTTTAGTAAATCATTGTATTGCTCATCTGTACCAACATTTGATTCTAAAAACAGATCAGCTCTAAAA